GCCGCGGCCTCCGCCTTGGCCTTGGCTTCGGCCACCCGCGCCTCCGCCTCGGCGACGCGGGCCCTGGCTTCGGCCTCGACCTGGCGCGCCTGCGCCTCTGCCTGCCGTGTCGCGAGCACGCGCCGGCTTGGTGAGCGAGCCATCACACACCCCTTTCTTCCGCGATCCGCGCTGCATCCTCCTGCAGCTCACGGACCAGCGTGTCGCACTCGTCGGTGATGATCTTCATCGCCTCCGGCGGCACCCAGTTGGCGAGCCGGGCCGGCCAGGCCAAGATCCTGTCCCGGAGCTTGCGCGCGACCGCGAACTCCTTCGCGCGCACCTCGTCGCGCGGGATGAGCTCACCGGCACGCTGCTTGTACTCGAGCTCCGCCTTTTGCGCGGTCCAATATTCGCGGCGCGCCCTGGCCGCGTTGAAGTTGCCGCCGAAGAGGTCGGGGGTTTCTCCGTCCCCGGCCGTATTGTCGACAGCCAGCCGCGGCCCGGCGGCTCGCGGCGTCTGGCTCCCCTTCGGCCGGCCCCTGCGAGCTGCCTTCTGCCGCGCTTCCCATGCCGCCTTCTTCGCCGGGTCGATCGTGGCCTCGTAATCCCGCTTGGCCTTTTCGAGCTCGATACCCTTGGGCGTCTCGGTGATCCGGCCTTGCTTGATGAGCGTCTCGAGCCGCTGCCGCGACACTCCGAGCGCCGCCGCGGCGGTCTTGCGATCGACGAACTTCGCCATTGAGTTGCTTGAGTTGCACGGATCAGTTGCGTGTGTGAACAAACGTGCGCAACCGATTCTCGCGACTCACGAATTCTCCCATCCGCTCACAAAGGCCAACGCCCTGATTTGCAACTCAAATTTTCGACCTTCACCTAGCCATCTTTCGCGGCCGCGCCTGCCCGCGGGGGCTGAGGGCGCCAGAAAGGACCCGCGGGGCTACGGCCTCGCGCCTTGTGTTGTATGTCGCGCGCAGACCTGCTGCCCGCGCAGTGACTGACGCTTGGGGCTGGCGTCATTTGCGCTCAAACCCACCCTCGGCAAAAAATGCGGTGAGACTCCTCAGTCCACTGAAACGAGCTGAGCAGATCGACTGAGTGATCTATTGCGCCCGCAAGGGCGGCGACCACTGGCATCCGCCCTACCTCATCGACCGGCAGTCCGAGATCTCAGAGTTCTGCGCCAATCCCGATGGCGCGGAATGGGCCGCAACGTAACCCTGGGGCGCGCATTCGTTAATTTGGCAACTCCACGCAGCTCGGCCCCACCCCTGGTCAAAAACGGAAAATCGCCCTCGGTCTTTCAGGAGCTCAGCTCGCGCCGGCTATTTCTTGCCGCTGCCCGTGACAGCCACCCGCAGCAGACGCACCGCCTCGCGATGGACGCCCTCGCCGGCAATTGCCAGATCAGCATTCACCTCGGGCCGGTGACGCTCGATCTCTCGCACGACGTTCGGTCCCCAGAGTGGCGCAATCGGATACTTGTTCGCCGTCACTCGCTTAAAAATCGGCATTTTCCCAGGGATCATGAAAGACCCTACCGCCAATTGCGAACGGTTCCATGCCTTGTGTGTCGCTCCGGGGTCCTGCCGCGACCATCTCGCACCGAAGTAGTCCTCAGTGATACGAATGTGCCGGTCACGCATTCGCAAGGTGGCATGCATCAGAGCTGGGGTGGACCGCACTAGACCAAAACCCCTCTCCAGTCGCTCGGGCCATTTGATTCCTGTCCAACTCTTCAGCTTGCGCCTCAACTTGGTCCGGAACCTATCCATCCCGTAGTTGATCGCCCGACTGATGATGAAGTGCCCCTTCTCTACGACAAGCGCCCGCGCGTTCAGCTCTTCCGCCAGCCGATTCATGTCGGTGAGATCGACTTGGATGAAGAGATTGGTCGATAGGTAATCCCGTGGATCACCCTTCCGAGAATTGACCACTCCTCCGTATCGGGCGTCAGCGATCAACCCCTGCTTGCGCGCCGCCCGCGCCGCGGCCATGGACATGGCGACCGGCACCGTGCGCATACCCATGTCGCGGGCCGCCGCAAACCGCTCGGCGCCAGCCGACAGCCGCAGCTTGCCGCGACGGACCGTTGCCTCCGGCACGGGCACACCCCCGGACGCCCGGCTGAATCCTGCCGCGCTCGGGCTGCCAAAAACGCGATCCGCCTTGCTGACGTCGATGTTGACGACGTACCGGCCGCCGATCTTCCGGCCTTCCCCCGCGCCGGATCGGGTGCGGTCGAAGATCCTGCGATCAGCCACGTCTCAAGCCCAGACGGGCCGCTGCCTGCCGGCGCAACGCGCTGAGATCGCGCGCTGCCGACGTCACGACTTTGCCCATCTCCTCACGCGCCTTGGCGCCGTTGCCCTGGCTCAGCGCGATCAGAGCCGCCTTCAGGGCCGTTGCGCGCTCGGCACATCCGCAGGCCATGTCTGGCTCCCGAAAAAGCAAAAACCCGGACCGGCTATGCCGTCCGGGCTGCGATTCATGATTCTCGCGACTCTAGCTCTGAATATGATTTTCCCCGCGATTCTGCTGTCACTCGTTTGCCACACCTGGCCGCGAATGTTATCTCCTCACTCAGCCACTTCCTGGACGACCCCGCCACCGTTTTGGAGCGCCCAAGCGCAGTAGACCCGCGCCTCTTCCGCTGTCTGCGGCGCGTTGCGCTGCATGCGCGTCTGGCCCTCGCGCTTGCAGCGTTGAAACTCCGGATGCTTCCAGAAGGTATCGAACATGCTCGCCGCCAGCGGCGTCAGGTCGAGATGCGGGCAATAATCGGCGAGGAAACCGACCGCGGCCGCAGTATCCCCCCATTTGCAGGCCGCAGCGCGGACGGACTTGGTTGCCTCGCTCTGCCCTGCCGCCGGGGCGATCGCGACCACGAGAGACAGCGCGAAAATTGCCTGCCTGAGCATGAAGTCCTCCCGATGATCAGATCTCGACAGATTAGGGCTGCGATGACGGATCACGCAACAGCTTGAACATTTCGGATTTCTCGTATTGTATCTGCGCCGCACCGCTCGAAAACCCATTCCAAATCCGGCGTAAGTTATACAGCTACATGCGGCCGCGGCCGGCGCGGCCGGTATCGTGTGAGATACGCTCAATGTCCCACCGCATCCGAGATCGCTATCCTGCTCCCTGGCGCGTCGAGCCCATCCCAGCGCCTGGCTACCGCGTCGTGTCCGCCAATGGCGTTGCGATGGCCTACGTTTATGCGGGGCGTAAAGGCCTGCCGGACCCGCAGCTGACGGAAGCCGAGGCACTGGCCGTGGCGCAAGCCATCGCCAGCCTTGCCAACGCCGACAGCCCAAGGGACGAATAGCCATGACGCACCGGCGCTACCTCACCGCCCGCGCCATCTCCCGCTCGATCGCCTCGAGCACGCGCGCCTGCCGCGCGGCCTCGTCGAACACCTCGACGCCGGCCTGGCACGCCACATAGCCGAGGCGCTGCCAGAGCTCGCCCGCCTCGACCCGATACCAGGAGCCGCGCAGCCGCCGGCCTTGCACCTCGAGCAGCACCTCGAGGTCCGCCTTCACCCGCAACGCCACTGGCTTGCCGACGATGTGCGCGCGCATCCGCACGACCATGAGCCGGCTGTTGTAGTGCTGCGCCTTCCTGACCTCCTCGGCGAGCGCCCGCTCCGAAGCGGCCACCCCGATCTTCAGCCGGTCCACATCCGGCCCGTCGGCAGCCCCCAGAGCGTAGAGGATGACGAAGCCCAGCGCCGCCTCGATGCGCTGCTCAGCCGCCTGGCGGGCGTACACGGCCTTCACCGGATGCACTGCGCGCCGCGCCTGCGCCACGATCTCGGGCGTGATCCCGGGGGCTGGGCCGGTGCCATCCGTTGGCGATGCGCCAGCAATTGGTGATGACGGTCTCGTAGCGGCGGCGAATTTGTTCCTCATGGAGTCCCCTGAATCGTCCCCTGCGGCCGATCGACTGAAATGAAAATCCGTGTGCCACGAGCCACAGGAGCTCCTGATCGGCATCCTGCGGCCAGTTCTCCTCGCCCTTGCGCCGCCGGCGCGGACGTCGCTTGCTGGACAGCTGCGCGAGCTCGGTCACCCAGCCGAGCGCTGTCAGGTAGTCGTCGAGATCGAACCTGGTCGGCTGAAACGGCGACAGCACCGGAGCATCACGATCCGGGTTCTCGGCCTGGGCGAGCAGATCGGACCACTCGCGCAGAATGGCCGGCCAGGACGACCGGCTCCCGGCCCTGAGATAGGCCGCGTCCGGATCGCGCACGACCTTGAGCGTGCGGATGGCGCGCAGGATGCGGCGCTCCGTTTCGGCGAGAGTTACGGTCTCGGGCGGCGGATTGAGCATGGGTGCTCCTGGGCGGTCATGAGCAGCGCCGGTTCCCTATTGCTGATGTCCTGCAGCTGCTGCGGCAGGTGCGCGTAGGCGAAGAACTGCAGCCGGTAGTCGTGACTCTGCGGTCCAGGTGTCGTGGTCATGGCCGCTCCCTCACCCCGCTGCCGGCAGCTCGGCGCCCGCCTGACGCCCCTTTCGCGCCCTCACCACATCGACGGCCTGCTTGACAACGCTCATCGGATATTCCGGCCCGCCGTTGATGGAGATGGTCGGCTCAGTGCGGGCACCGTCCTCCGTTGCCATCTCCGAGAGCCTGTCAGCCGCTTCCGCCTTCTCCTTGGCCTCGATCTCGGCCAGCCAGTCGCCCATCGGCGTGCCGGCCATTCCCAGCGCGTGCATGTAGGTGGCGAGGATCGCGTCCTCCTCCTGCCGGTCGGCATCGCTCATCTTCCGGAGCTTCAGGAGCCGCTTCATCACCTTGGTGTCGAAGCCGAACGCCTTGGCTTCCGCGAACACCTCGGTGATGTCGTCCGCGATCGCCTTCTTCTCCTCCTCGAGTCGCTCGATGCGCTCGATCAGCGACCGGAGCTTCTCGGCCGACGCATTGCTCAGTGCGGTCATGTGCTTTCCTCTCGTTTCGGCTTCAGAACAAGCTCAACTGCTCAGGTTGCCTGACCGTCGGCGCAGCCGAGGCAGCGGTCTCGCGCGCAGCCTCCATCACCCGCCGGTGCCACACGATCCGCTCGCCGGGCGCGGTCTGGTGCTGGCCGGCGCCGCACCAGCCCAATCCGCTGGCGTAGGACGGTCCTCCTCCGGGCGACAGTTGCAGGCGGCTCGCGCACGACTGGCACACCCAGGCTCCGCGCTCGGCCATTTCCGTCCCCTCCTACCGCGCTTCGACCACGCGCCGCGCCGCCTCGGCGGCATCGCGGCAGCGTCCTTCCCAGCCCGCCGGGCAGCGGAGCGTGGGCTCGATCACCCGCGGGTCCGCGGCCTCGATGATGGACGGCCTGAGCACCGGCTGCGGTCCGCGCCGAAGGCACGCATTCGCCACGATCATGCCGGCGAAGAACGCCGTTCCCGCGAACAGCATCGCGCGCGGCATTGAGATGTGCTGTTCCCTGATTTCCGCGTGCTCGGCCTGGAGCTTCTCCATCGCCTCGTCGAGGAGGGCGATCTCGCCCTCCAGCTCCCCCACCGCCTTCCAAAGGCCGACCTCCTGCGCGTGATCCATCGTCCGTCCCTCCTCACAACAATCTCGCCTGCATCGGCGCGTGCACCCGCGGTGGCGGTGGCGCGCGGCGCGCCTTGCCCTGGAGATAAAGCTCGGCGAGCTGCCGAATGCGGGTGATGTCGGTGTGCTGATCGCGTGGCGCGGACAGCGGATCGACGATCCCGTGCGCCTGCGACGACTTGAGCCCCAGCACGCCGACGACGGCCGGATCGGAGCCGCCATCGGCGACGAGGTAGATCGCGTCCACCTGCCGCGTCTGGCCTGGCCGCCGGAGCCGGCCCGCGCACTGGGCGTGCACCTGCGGGCTCCAGTCGAGCTCACCGAACACGATCGTGTGGCAGCGATGCTGCAGCCCGTCGAGGCCTGCACCCGACCGCAGCGACATGATCATCAGGTTCGTCTCGCCGGCGAGAAATGCCTGCTTCGTCCGCTCCTTTGCCGCCGGACTTTCGGTGCCGGTGTAGAGCAGCGGGTTGTAGGGCCGCAGCTTCTCGAGCCAGATGTCGTAGACCTCCCGGTGCCAGCCGCAGAGCAGCACCGGCTGGCCCGCCTCGAGCAGCATGCGCACGAACGCCGCCACGTAAGGCGCCTTGGCGATGCCGGTGGCCTGGCGCAGCCGCAGGTCGAACTCGCGCGCTGCCTGGCCGCGCTCCGTAAACGAGCCGGAGACGACCTGGGCCGCCAAGGCTGTCAGCAGCTCCTCGTCGCTCTCGATCACGCCGGCATCGTAGGGCACCTCGTGCGTGATGACGTTGAGCGGTGGCTGAGGGAGCCCGACCTCGGCGTCCTGCCGGCGCAACGCCAGGTGCCGCTCGCGCAGATACGTGCCCAGCGCCTGCGGGTTCTCGACGATCCACTTGCCGCCCGGCCCCGGCGCGCACCACTCGGTCGTGAAGTCGATCCACGTGCCGAGCGCGCCAGGCTCGATGAACTCGATGACGTTGAAGATCTCCGACCCGTAGTTGTAGATCGGCGTGGCCGTCAGCCCCATGACGAGCCGAGCATGGTGACGGAACGCCCGCGCCGCGGCACCCTTGGCCGTGGTTGCGCCGTTCCTCAGCTCCTGCATCTCGTCGAAGACGACCGACTTGAAGCCTGCGCGGTCGGCGTAGTCGATCCAGCCGGCGAGCTTCGAGTAAGGGCAGATCACGACGTCCGCGGGCGGCAGCTGGTAAGGCTTGGTCGAGGTGACGATGTGGCTCGTCAGGTAGGTGAACTCGGCGAGCTTCTCCGCCCACTGCCGGACGAGGTGCGTCTGCGGCACGACGAGGGCCGGCAGGAACGCGGGATCACAGATGGCCGCGAACGCCGAGACCGTCTTGCCGAGCCCCAGATCGTCCATGAGCAGCAGCCGCCCCGTGCGGCGGGCGAGCTCTGCCGCCTGCGCCTGATAACCGCGCGGCTGCTTTCCAGGGCGGAAACCGGCATTGGCCGCCGGCCGCCAATCCGGCGAGAGGATCTGGGCGAGCTCGGCCTGCCCCTCATCGAACAGCGCCTTGCGCGTGCACATCCGCTCGTAAGCTGCCGGCGCGATGCGCAACGGATAGCGCAGCATGAACCAGTGCAGATCCGCGTCGATCTCCGGGCCGCCTCTCAGCTCGAACGGCGGCCGGTCGGTTTTCTTGATG